ATCTATGCCGAATTTGTGGGGGTGACTTTGCCAAGCAAAAAACTGAACAGGCGATATTGTGATAATATAATAATATGAAAGGCATTACTCTTACGTTCGTGAAGCAAGTACCCGGCGCACCGGATGCTATGGGTAACATGGTGAATACGGTCACTAATATTGATGTAGCCGATTGCCTAATAGCTCCAATTACCGAACCGGTCTCTGCTCGGGAACAGCAAGCGGTAGAGCAGAGCAAAGACCAGATCCGTATCCATATACCAAAGACTTATGACGGTGACATTAGTGACTCAGACGTAGCCTGGGGCGGTAAAGTGTTTCACCTTGACAGCGATGGTGTTCCTTTTATGGCAGGCAACACGCCCGGGCGTTGGAATCGCTATATTCGTGCAGAGGTTATAAATGGCTAATATTGAAGTTCTAGTGATTGACTGGCTTAAGACTTTTGTCGCAGTTCCTGTCAGTAGCGAAAAGGCAAGCACCCCGCCGGTGAGTTTTGTGCTGGTAGATCGGACTGGCGGAGCACGCGAGGCTATGGTACTCGACCGAGCAGAGATACTAATCGAGGTATATAACAAAAATAGCCGCTTAGAGGCTAGCAATCTGGCTGGAATAATTGGTGACAAGATTATAGAGCTAGAGGGTGTCGACCAGAACATTACTCACGCCGAAGTGAACTCGATTATATCCCTAGACGACTTGATTGGTGGCTATCGCCGCTATCAGATTTATTGTGATGTATACCACCGACGCTAAAGCTGTATAGTTATTTTATTCAAAATATTTGTTGTAATTAATGGGATTATGTTATATTAAGGATAGTCAGAAAAAACGGGTTACGCCCCGGAAAGGAAAGCGGAGATGACTGAATACTTTACAAGAGATGGCGACGACTTTAAGGAAGTAGGGGACACTCTATTTACGCAAAGTGAAATTGATACCAATATCATTCCTAAGCGTCTCGAGCGCGAGCGCAGCAAATTTGCTGATTATGACTCAATCAAAGAGAAGGCTGGAAAGGTAGACACTATCACGTCGGAATACACAGACAAGCTAGCTGAGAAAGATGTTACTATTGGCGACCTCACTACACAAGTGCAGAGTGCGAACCTAGCAACAGACAAGGTTAAAATTGTCAGTGAATTTAAACTATCTGATGAGCTTGCAGAATTTGTTACCGGCAAAGATGTCGAAGAGATGCGCACGAGAGCTGAAAAGCTGTCGAAAGCGAACGGAAGCAAGGGCGCACCTATAGTTAAGGATGGTAAGCCTGCCGAAGACAACAAAGAATCTGGGAACAAGTCTATCGCTCGTAATCTATTTGGTCGCAATCAAGCTGACGCTTAATTCAAACCAAATAATTTATAGATAAGGAATTTAAAGCAATGGGTAATCCGCTTTACACAGACGCACTTGACTTAGCCGCACACCAGGGCGATGCATGGCGCAAAAACATCCGAGGTGGAGTCCTCTCTAAACTAGCTCCAACCGATCCACAAATCAAAGTTGGATCAACTGATCACTTTACATTTACAGGTACTCCAAAAGGAGAGCTGTCGGTGAAGGTGCTGACAAGTCTAGCAATGACGGCACTCCTACAAAGAAAACCGGCAAGACTTACACGGTACAGGTTACTTACCGATTTAGTAACCAAGTCCTCTGGGAAGATGAAGACTACCAAACTGGCATCGTTGACAGCTTAGTCGAGAACATCGCCATTGCATTGAGCCGTTCACTCGACTTGATTGCTATTCATGGTATCAACCCGAAGACTGGAACTGTAGCCGCAAGTGTTACTCAATACTTCACTAAAGCCGGAAACAGTGTCGGTCGTGTTGTTGCAACATCTGACCCCAATGCAGACATCGAAGCGCAAGCTGAAGATCTACAGGCAGCTGGTCACGTTGGAACAGGTATCGCGTTCGATCCAATCTTTGCAGGTAAGCTAGCACGTACTCGCGACTTAAATGGAAACAAGCTCTATCCAGAACTTGGTCTTGGTTTCAACGTCGAAAACTTCCAGGGTGTTCCTGCCGCTTCTAGCGACACTGTATCTGGTCGTCAAGAACTCGGTGCTGGTAACGCCCGCGTTCAATCCCTAATGGGCGACTTCAATGCCTTCCAATGGGGCGTTGCGCGAAATGTACCGCTCGAGACGATCGAGTATGGTGACCCAGATGGTCTTGGTGACCTAAAGCGAACGAACGAAATAGCAATCCGCGCAGAGACTGTTCTCGGATTTGTTATCTTCGACGACACAGCTTTCAGTCTCATCGAGACACCAGTAACAAGCTAGGCGTAGCTTACTACACAAGAGCGCTCCACTTCGGTGGGGCGTTTCTGTTTGTTGTGATAAAATAAGAATATGAAAAAATTACAAGTGTATCTATACAACAATCGTTTTACTGGAGAAGTCTTACCACTTACGAAAGCCGATGGCAAGAAGCTATCCGAAGATTGGTCTCGCGTCAAGCCGGTTGTCAATGACCAGGGGAAGAAAGTCTTGCGCATAAGGATGAATGGCGGGACTATCGATATTGTAGAACAGGAGGTGAAAACAGATGTCAAGCTTGGATCAAAGTAAATATATCTCCGACCTCGTAGTACTCAAAACAAAAGAGTTCAAAGAGGTAAAGGAACTGTTGTTTGCTAGCGAGATCGTCAGCGCTGACTCTCTAGTAGTAAAAGATGCCAGGAGCATCTCCGAGATTACAAACGCCTTGACCGAAGCCCAGGCTTCTAGATTCATTGATGTTCTTATCGCTACCGATGAGCCGTCTCGCGGGCGTGCCTATTCAAACAAAAGGGTTGCCCAGGCTTCTAGCTTGGTAGAGGATATTAAAAAAACTATAAGCGGCTGGAACTTCTAATGGATTACGCTGCGCTCAACGAAACAATCATTAATAAAGTAATGGCAGCGCTTGCTATTATCAACAACCCCGAAATAGCACCAGACGTTCGACAGCTCAACCAGGAGATACTACTCCGCGAAGTTGGCGCAGCCGTATACGCTAAAATCTACAATATGAACGCTTTTGATTATGAGATTGAACACACCACCGGTCCAGGAATAGACGATCGTTACTTTGGACTGGCAAAGGTATCCGCCGCAAGCGTGTCCGTGGGCGTTCTAGGGCTTGGTTTATTGGTTCGTAACTATATGGACACAATGGCTAGCAAAGCCCAGCAGGATGCCACATACAACGCCAGGCAAAGCGGAAAGCGTACTCGTGTTATACGACGAATGGTTGGCGAGACATGCGGATGGTGCGAGTCGCTAGCTGGTACTTATGAGAACCCAGACAGTGAGGTCTTCAAGCGCCATCGCGCTTGCGACTGCACTATTACAACCGAGGGCTATAAATCTCGCAATGGTTTACTTAATAATTACTCTGAATAAGGTACATAGACTCAACTTTGTATTCTAAAGCCTATGTCGCAAAATATTGTTGAAATAAAATTATCGGGAAATATACCATCAAAGAAGAACTCGCGCATAAATCGTGGCGACGGTATGAGCTTTCCTAGCAGGGCATTTGAGAATTGGCAAGAAATAGCCCTTGCTAACGTTCACTTGCAAACGCGCGCGCGCTTTACTAACCCAGTATCACTCGAGGTAATAGTATACTTCTCGACCGATGCTCGCGCCGACCTAGACAACCGGGTGACTAGTATTCTAGATATGCTGGTAAAATCTATGGTTATACTTGACGATAAATGGCAGCAAGTACCAATGATCAGTATGCAGGCTGAGTACCGACCTAAGCGCCCCGGCGCTTTTATACGCCTAACCGAACTCCCGTCTGATATACTAGGAGAAGAACTAGAGGCGACACGCGCGAAGCGTCGACCTAAAAAGTTGGCATAAGCGCTGTATGTTACAATCATAATATCTGGTATAATATAAACCATAACAACTACGCTTACGGAGCGGCAATACCGGCTAAAAGAGGACAGCAATGCAACCACAGCCGGTAATCGACCCACGCACAATAGTAGCTCAATCAATAGCCGCCCAGCTATTAGCTAGTCTTGCCGTATACGAACCACAGGTTGCTAATAAATACGCCTATTACGACGCTGACCACGACACACGTGACTTCGGTATCTCTACGCCGCGTGCAATGATACACCACCGTCCAGGCATTGGCTGGGCAAGTCGCGCCGTCAATACCTTATCTGATCGTGTTGTATTCGACGGTTTCGCCAAAGACACTTTCGGAGTTAATGACTATTTCACCCAGATAAATGCCACCAGCATCATTAGCCAGGGTAAGCACGACACTGCTATTGCCGGGTGTGCATTTATTGCAGTATCTAATAACTCGGCGGACGACCCAGCGCACCCGAAGAGCCTTGTGCCTTTTACTGCCGACGAGGCTACCGGAGTCATAGATCAGACAACTGGCTTGCTTCGCACCGGTCTAGCTATTACGCGCTGGGACAAGACAGGTCTAAGACCTAGGATGCCAAGCTCTAAATTGCGCTTTGCTCCTGCTGACTTCATCGTTTTCACCACATCTTTTACTGCTTACTATGAGAATAAAGAGCTGGTTCAGATTATAGACAACCCAACCGGGCGATGTTTGCTTCTGCCTCTTACTCACCGAGCTAGCGCAAAACAGCCACTTGGTAAATCTCGCTTGACAAAAACAGCCCGTCGGGTCATACAGGAAGTCGGTCGCCAAAAGCGCCGTGAGGAAATTGCTGAGGAATTCTACAGCCTGCCACAGCGCTATATTACTGGTCTAGCTGAGGGCGCTAAAAAAGACCCTAAGCTAGACAGCTCTATTGGTCTCGTGTGGGCAATCCCTAAGGACGAGGATGGAAACGCACCGACTGTTGGTCAACTCCAGCAAATGAGCATTGATGGCTTTATTGGTGCAAAAAAGGATAAAGCCCGCGACTTCTGTGCGGAGACCGCCCTTACGCTTCGCAACCTCGGCTACGAAACTGGCAACCCTACCAGCGCCGAAAGCCTAAGCGCCATGTCTGACGACTTGCTACTCGAAGCTTCAAGCTGGCAGGACGAACTTGGCGTTCAGATTAAGAACATAGCTATTACTCTACGAATGAGCATCGACGGTATCAGCGAAGTGCCAGACGCCATGAACGAGCTAGTGCCAGCCTGGAAGCCTATATTCCAAGTAAACGTTGGCGCTGCCGGTGACGCGGTATACAAACTGCAACAGGCGATGCCTGAGCTAGTTGGCACAATCGCAGGTTACCGAATGCTCGGCGTAAGTATTCGCGAGGCTGAGGAACTGGCTGCTCGGCGTATCGCACTGCAAGGGTCTGGCTTTATGAATAATGGAGGAGGTCAGTAATGGCTGGCATAACAACACCAGTGGTATCTCCTAACGCTTATGCGAACGATGCCGATCTAACTCTATTCTGGCAAGCACCGCCCGACCAGACGCGCGCTAATTACCTCCTGAAGCTCGCTAGCAACCGCCTAAGGCTAATTGGCGAGGGAGTTGGCGTTGATATTGATGCGCGCGCCAACGCCAGCCCTGCGTACTTTGATACACTCCAATGGGTGGTAATGGAGTCTGTTAAGCGTGCATTACAAGCGCCACTAGACCAGCAGCCTGCCGAGAGCTTCCAGCAAACAGCCGGTCCGTATTCGGAGAATATAAAATACACCAACCCGACTGGGGATCTATGGTTCAAGAAATCAGAACTTTCGGCTATAGACTTAAACGGTAGCACAGCGCTTTACAGCATAAGTACTTCGCGAACCGACATATACGGATCTTAATTGTATGGATTACCTGGCAGTAATGCAAGAACCAGCTACAGCGGCAGTCAGTTACTATTTCACACAGGGCGTTCTCGGTGTCACTGTCGTGGTCTTGGCATTAGTAATACGCTTTCTCTTTAGTTACTACACAAAAAAGGTAGATGGAAAAGACGGAGAAATTAAGATATTAAACGCCGCAGTGCTAGATGAGAGCAGGCGACATACCTCAGACTATAAAGACATGGCGGTCAACGACCAACTTGTTCTAGCTGGCAATTCACAGGCTAACCAACTACTGGCGGCAAAAATAGAAGCCGTCAAAGGCAGGGGTTAAAATATGAGTTTCTTTAAGAAAAAACACGAACAACCCGCTGTAGAGTTTGCGCCTCCGGCGACTAGTCGCGTTGAGGTAGAGCTACACAAGAACGCTAGTGAAAAGGCAGCGCTTAAGGCTACCGAGACTAATAATCACCTGAACGAACTGTTGATTGAAAACGGCTTCACGCTTAAAATATATATAGCAGCTGGTGGCAGACAACATAAAAGAGATGGGACAAAAAAATGATTGGTTTAATACCTTACATCCTAATATTGATGGTCATAAGCGCAGTCGTAATGACTTTTATAATTCGTGTACTACTTAAACAAGTGAGTCTATTCAAGTATAAGATCCACGACCAGCGCATACGCCATTTTAGAGTTATACTATTCCTAATATCACTCACTATTATAGTGATGGGACTTATTCCAATGGGGATAAATGTTCTTACACTTATATATCCCACTGGTCGCCCTGCAATAATCCCGCCGGTAAGCTTTATATATTCCATTGTTGTACACCTACAGGCGTTGTTCCTCGCCTACCTACTATGGCGTATATACCGCCTAGCGAATCAAGACTTTAATAATAAAGATGAATAGTGTTATACTCTAAATAAGCAGAGCGCTCCCTAGAGTAGTTGTGCCGACAACAGCAGGAGAATTACTATCATGAACGACTCTAGTAAAGTCTCATTCGGTAAACCAAAATCTACAGGAGCGCTTTTTGTCGCCCCTGCCGGTACTGTCCTCCCAACTAGTGCAAGCACATCTTTAAACGCATCGTTTAAAGGTCTAGGCTACATCAGTGAAGAGGGTCTGGTTAATAACACCGAGGTTGACGTAAACGACACATTTGCATGGGGCGGAGACAAAGTATTGTCTGGTCCGACTAATTATGCAGAAATGTTTACCTTCAATCTAATTGAGACAAACATCGAAGTGGCTAAGTTGTATTATGGTGAGGGAAATGTCACTGTAGTTGGAGATAACATTACAATCAAAGCGAACGGCAAACCGCTCCCTGAGATTGTATTCGTTGCTGAACTCGTTATGACTGGCGGACGCGTAAAGCGTATCGTTGTCGAACGAGGTCAAATCGTCGACCGCAGTGGTGAGATCACTTATGTAGATGGAGACCCGATCGCGTACCCAATTACGCTGAACGCCTACCCAGATACAGCAGGCGACACCCACACCGAGTACGTCGCGCTTATTGCTTCTTAAGCAATTGCGAGCTACCACAAGAGCGCCCTCCGGGGCGCTCTTTGTTTGTGTTATAATCAAAGTATTAAGTAAGAATGGAGTATTAAAAAGCTATGGCTGATACCGAAGAAACAAAAGTTGAAAGCACAATTAAAGAAGTGACTGTCGCAGGGTACGTGTTCAAAGTAGACACCGACCTCCTGGACGACGTCGAGGCATTTGAATATATTGATCGTATCGAAAACAAGGGGCAGACTGCGGCTATTGCTCCATTGCTGACTTTCATGATAGGCAATAAAGGCTATGCAGACATGAAGGCACACTTCACAACCGTGGATTCCGAGGAACACAAAGCAATTAAAGACTACAAGCCTCGTTTCCGAATTCAAAAGCTACAGGACGTCTACGTCGCAATCATCGATAAATTCGACCCAAAAGGCTAGCGCTTCTCAAAATACGCCGAGAGCATTTTGACGAGCTAGAGGCGGACTTCCAGCAGTACTACAATATAGACATAGCGCAACTTTCCTCGGCAAAGGCGGCGCGGATGCTCTTTCAGCTACCGCGCGAGTGTCGGGTATTCACCGTACTACAACCTGCAGTCCAGTGGGGCTGGCATGAGATATTACTTAACCGTATATCGTTCTCGCTTGAGNTACTCGTATGGATGAAGACCAAAGATGCCCAGCGAAAGATACCACAGAACAAGCCTAAACAGTTTGTGCCGGAGTTCATGGCTAACCAGGTGGAGAAGTCGGAAATGAACAAGGGAGTAGAGGTCCACACTACCGACGAGCTCCAGTCTATACTTGACCGTCCGCGTGTATAAATAATGTATTCATTATTATATGCTTCCTACAGTAAACGGTTCGCCATCGTTTGTTGTTAAATAGAAAGCCGCCCAATCGGCGGTTTCCTTATATTTTACAACACTAATGTTCTATTTTTGTTCGCTCCCCTACTCACCTGAGACCCCTACTTTAAAAACACTCACCCCTATAAACTTGCAGAAAAAGCAAGAGTAGGGCGCGGAGTAGGGGACTCACCCTCGCGGGTGCGCTATACTAGAGGCATGAGTAAAGATGTAACATTTTCACTAGACCAAGCAGCCGCCTCAGTTATTCTCACGACTATGGTAGCACCAACTTTAAAAATGGCTGCAGAGGCTATGGCTAGCCGAGCGCGTTCTATGGCAGGCAGTATGACGAGCGATCCTCCAACCATAACAGTCAGCGAGTCTGTGGGCGTAAACGTGGGCGGACGCGGTCGCCGCGCTATAGCAACAATACGCTCTAGCGGTAACGATGCGCACGCCAACTACATCGGCGCACAAGCGCTTTCAAAAGCGAAAGATGCAGGGCGCGTCTAATCTCCGTTTATGTTATAATTTGAATATAAAGAACACGCCAACGGTTGCGGTAAAACTGGCTTAAGCAAGGGATAACCAACCACATGGCAGATATCGGTTCAGCAACAGTTCGCGTCACCCCGAACATGACAGGCATACAAGGCAAAATTGCTGCTGGATTTAAGGGTGCTGCCGGTCCAGGTACTAAGGCACTCGGCGATGAGGTAAATTCGAACTCTAGCCCATTCCAGTCTGCTATTGGTAAGCTCGGCGGTTTCGCTAAAGCTGGCGGTATAGCTATCGCTGCAGGGTTCGCTGCGGGTGCTGCAGGATTAGCCGTTCTCACTACGAAAGCGCTTATGGCGGGCGCAGAGCTCGAGCAACAGCTTGGTGGAGCAGAGGCTGTTTTCGGAGAGTACGCCGCGCAGATCAAGGCAAAGGCTAAGGACGCCTATACAAATGCTGGACTTAGTCAAGATGAATTCTTAGCTGGCGCAAATAAGATGGGGTCACTATTCCAGGGCGCAGGCTTCTCGGTCCAAGAATCTATGGGAATGTCAGCCGACTCAATGCAGCGTGCGTCCGATGTTGCATCTATCATGGGTATCGATACCGCCAGCGCCTTAGACGCTGTCACAGGCATGGCTAAAGGAAACTTTACCATGATGGACAACCTGGGTGTTGCCATGAACGACACAAGCTTAAACGCATATGCACTTGAAAAGGGGCTTGGGAAAACTACTGCGCAGATGTCTATTCAAGAAAAGGTCGGTCTAGCTAACCAGCTCTTCCTCGAGAAAACATCAAAATATGCCGGTAATTATGCAAAAGAGAACGACACCCTTGCTGGTAGTATAAACACTACAAAAAAGGCGTTCCAGGACTTTATGGCAACAGGAAACGTTACTGGTTTTGTTGAAAGCCTAGTTAATACGATCAAGATTGCAGTACCGCAGATTATAGAACTTATGCCAAAGCTAA